AATTTTCTGATTTGCTTGCCAATGTTTTTGGCAGGCCCCAACGCGGCTTATGGCGATCACGCGCGTTCATTGCAGAGCAAGGCACCGCTGACATTATGAAAGCCGTGGATGAAGTAATCGCTGACGCTAACCGCGCACTACAAGCAAGGACATCTGGCTAATGGCTATTTACCTACCAATCGTTACGCAATTCAACCCGAAGGGATTGAAGGAAGCCGAGAAAGGTTTTAAGGATTTAGAAGGCGCGCAAGCCAAAGCCAAGTATGCGCTGGGCAAAGCCAACAAATATGCAGCCGTTGCACTTGGTGGTTTAGTTGCTGGCCTTGGTGATGCTGTCAAGGGTGCTATGGAAGATGAGCAGGCACAAGCCATGCTGGCGCGTCAGCTACAGAAAACCACTGCAGCTACTGACGCACAAATCGCTGGTGTTGAGTCCTACATAACTGCTCAGGGCAAATTAAAAGGCGTCACCGATGATGAGCTACGCCCGGCAATGGCTGGGTTGGTACGCGCCACTATGGATATCGAGGAAGCGCAAAAAGCCGCCAACCTTTCTATGGACATTGCAGCTGCTAAAGGCATGAGCCTAGAAACAGTGACTAAGGCTATGGAAAAGGCGTATGGCGGCAACATGACTGCTCTGGCAAAACTGTCACCAGAGCTACGCCAGATGATTAAAGACGGCGCAAGCATGGAAGAAGTCATGGCTGAGATGGCTGTCACTTTCGGTGGTGCTGCTACTGATTCTGCTAACACAGCGGCTGGCTCTATGCAGCGTTTAGGTGTTGCCCTTGGTGAGGCTAAAGAAGGTGTAGGCGCTGCACTGTTGCCAATCCTTGAAAAGGCTCTGCCGGTCTTGCAATCGTTTGCCACGTGGGCACAAGACAACCCAACACTGATCACGGCTGTGGCTGTTGCTTTCGGGGCTTTAGCCGCTGCAGTTGTACTGGTCAATGCGGCCATGGCGTTGAACCCTGCAGTGCTGATCACGGCTGGCATAGTTGCTTTAGGTGTTGCCCTAGTCATGGCTTACAAAAGGTTCGATACTTTCCGCGCTGTAGTGAATGCAGTGGTTAATCAGGTGGCGCGTAACTTTGAGTTTATGGCTAACGCTTTTATCACAATGATTAACGTAGTTATTAAAGGCATTAACTTGATTAAGCCCGGCAAAGACATCGGCTCACTTGGTCAAATTAGCCTTGGCCGTTTAGGTGGCGAAGGTAGTGCAGCTGGTGGCGCTAACCCTGCAGGGCTTGACTATAAAGCAATGGCTACCGGTGGCATTGTCACTAGCCCTACTTTGGCGCTTATTGGTGAGGCAGGCCCAGAGGCTGTAATACCTTTGTCTAAGGCTGGTGGTATGGGTATGAACATCACAGTAAACGCTGGATTGGTTAGCACACCCGACCAAGTTGGTCAGGACATTATTGCTGCCATACAAAAGGCCCAGCGCCGTAGCGGAACGGTATTTGCCCCAGCATGAGCGTTCCTACAATGCAAGTGCTGGTGGGCTTTCAGAGCACCACAGGTTTCGGCACACCTTTCATGCTTGACGATGCGTTTTATGGTGTTCTAGACACTGCAGGCCGCGGCACCTTAGGCGGCCTGACCTTTGTTGATTTGACCAGTCTTGTAGAAAATGTCAGCATTACACGTGGCCGTTCACGCCAGTTAGACCAGTTCAATGCTGGCACAGCCGTTATTGCTTTCGACAACGCCAGCCAAGTGCTTAACCCAAGCAACACGGCCAGCCCTTACTACCCGTTTGTACTGCCTAGATGCCCAGTTCAGATACTTGCTAACGGCATACCGATTTACACCGGGCTGATTACTGACTGGAATCTTGACTACGACATCAGCAACCAAGACATGATGTACGCGTCATGCTCTGACAACTTTACGGTGCTTGCTAACCAATCACTGAACGCTGTTGCCACAACAGCACAGGCCACAGGTGCACGTATTAACGCAGTGCTTGACTTGCCAGAGATTAACTACCAAGGCGCTCGATCTATTGACACAGGCAGTTCTACCCTTGGCGCGTTCAGTATTAGCCAAGACACAAACTGTCTTAACTATCTACAGCTCATTAACACCAGCGAGCAGGGCTATCTGTTTATAAGCGCTAACGGAACGCTGACTTTTAAGGGTAGGTCTAGTGTTCTTAACCCTGTGGCTGGCGCTACTTTTAACACTGACGGCACAGGCCTTAGGTATCAGTCGCTAATTAACCAATTTGGTGACGAGCTGCTATACAACTACATAGTGACCCAATCGCCAGCAGGGGCAAAACAAGAGACCAGCGACTCGGCCAGCATTGCGCTCTATCAAGCCCAGCAGTACTCGCTAACTGACTTGTTAAATAGCACCACTACAGAAGTTGCAGCTCTTGGTAATTATTTGCTCGGCAAGTACAAAAACCCTGTGCTGAGGTTTACAGGGCTATCTACAGAAATGTCAGCGCTATCGACCACAGATCAAAACATTGTGCTGAGCCTCGACATGACCAGCATTTGCACGGTAGTTAAAAACTTTGTGGTGGGCACCCCAGCGACCGAGACACAGACGCTGATTGTGTCGGGCATTAGCCACAACATCACACCCGGCAGCCATATTGTGTCGTTTGTTTACGAGTCCACAGACGGAAATCAGTATTTCACGCTCGGAGACGCCATATTCGGTACTCTTAGCACAACCAATCTTTTAGCCTTTTAAGGGGAGACAATCATGGCAACATTCGGAACATACGTATCGGGGCAAATTTTAACAGCGGCCGAGCTTAATGCTGGGTTACCGTTGTGCGTCATTGAAAACACAGCAGTAACTTTGACAGACGGAGTTAATACTGACATTGCTTTTACAAGTGAAGTTGTGGACCCTTACGGCTGGCACAGCAACTCGGTAAACACTTCGCGCATTACGCCAAACATTGCAGGCACATATTTATTTACATTGGTAATTAACAACGTGTCAGGCACAACTCGCGCATTAACAGGACTATTCAAAAACGGGGCAGCAACAAACGTGCCAATCTTTATGGATACACCAGGCACGATTGACGACTTTACCGTCTCTGGTTATGCAACAGCCAACGGCACAACTGACTATTTTGACATGAGAGCGCTTGTAACTGGTGCTACTAAAACAGGTGTAAGAGCACAATTTTCTGCACAAAGAATTGCATCGTGAGAAAACCCCTAATTCTATTGGTGTTTTTAGCATCGCTCAGCGCTTGCGCAGATCGTGAACGCCTTAACTGCCCACCAACAAAAAACAAAGCACTACGCGGAGTCACCGAAACAATCACCCCAACAACACCAGCCCCTGCCTATGGCACAGGCGGAAAGTGCGTATGAAACCAGACAACAGACACACAAACGAAGAAATAAAAGCACGACTCATCTTTGTCGTAGCCATCGGTTTAACACTTGCTTTTCTTGCTTCCATCTTGGCATTGCTTTACGGCCTGCTATTCGTGACACAACCGCTTGAAGTCAGCCCCAATGACGACGCTGCATGGTCTGTACTGTCACCAATGCTCGCAACGCTGACAGGTGGACTACTAGGCGTACTTGCTGGCAACGGCCTTAAAGACCGACCTAAAGACCCACCAGCACCATGACCGTTAGACCGTACCCGTACTACCCATCATGGGATGGCAAAGGCACACAACCCGTCACCGCAAAACTTGTAGAACTCTGTGGCAAACGCTGGGGCATGACCTCACTAGGCACATACGCCAATAGACCGATGCGAAACAACGCAGGCCTATCCGTACACGCCACCGGATATGCAGCTGATCTGAAATACAAAGACGAAACCCAGGCACGTATTATTTGGGACTGGTTCCTAGCCAACAGCAAAGCGCTCGGGCTGTGTGAGCTGCACTGGTACGCCTATGGTGACTATGGCGCTGGGTATCGCTGCTCGCGTGGTGAAGGCAAAGCTGGCGTCAAAATCTTTACAGCCACAGACAATGCAGGCTCGTATCAAGGCTCACCTAATTGGCTGCATATCGAGTTGGCTGACCAAACGCCAGAGCACTTTGAGCAACAATTCAGAGCGCTTAAATAGGATTCCCAGACACTGTTTGAGCAGTGCTGGGGCTAGGTGGTGGGTACTTTGTTTCCATTGGGTATCCACCAC